TCGCTGGTTCGAATCCAGTCGCCCGCTCCAAATCTAGGTATATCATGACTCGTGATCAGAAATATATGGCTTTGACTCGTCGTCTGGCCGTAAATAATCCCATGAAAATGAAACTCGCTGCATGCCTCGTTATTCGTAACGAGGTTATTTCTGTTGGATTCAACTCTGAGAAGAGTCATCCGATGCAGAAGAGATTCAGTAAGAACTCTGAATCTATTTTTAAGCATGCAGAAGTTGACGCAATAGTGGGCGCACTAAAGCATATAGACAGCGATCTTTTAAAAAGATCTACTCTCTACGTGTTTCGAGTAAAGAAAAAGAATAAGGGGGATACGATTTGGGTAGATGGAATGGCCGAACCTTGTTCAGGATGTAAGAAAGCCATAGAACATTTCGGAATCAGGAAAGTAGTTTATTCAACCGACTCTCCTGATCTGCACGGTATTATAGAGAACCAGTAGAAAATATATCTAGAACTCTATTAACATATTGACCTCTATCTTTCTGGAATATCTGTGGACCCTCGTGATCCACAGATATTATTATGACCACTTGAGGTATCTTTATCTTGTAGATTTGTTCAAACATCATAGAATATACTGTTGTCTGGAGAAAATAGGATTCGATCCATTCCTCCTTTTTCAGTTTCTTAGATGTCTTGAAGTCAATAACCGAAGCGATTCCATTATATTCTGCTATAAGGTCACATCTTCCAGCCGTTTTTAATGCTCTAGAGTATAATGGCGTTTCAACGCCCAGAATGTTATCTACGTTATGATCAAGGACGGACTTAATGCTGATAAAAGAGTCTACACTTGATGGAACTGCGTTCCCCAGGTAGTTCTCCTTGTTCAACACATAATTCTCGCAGAGAGTGTGAACAGCCGTTCCTCTTCTAGCTGCCTGAGTAGATATCTTTTGAGCTTCCTCTTCTCCTACTCTTTGTCTCCACTCCATGAGAGCCGTTTTATCTAAGGCTTCTGATAAAACAGAAGTTACCGAACGGAACTTATCTCCATTCGGTAACACATAATATCTACTACCATCGATGTTTTCTGTGGTTATATCAATCTCCTGAACGAGATTGTGTTTAAATACTTTTCTCACTATTACACAGTTATCCTCATTTTATCCTTTAGAATTATATATTCTTTAACTAGAGCGGATCTTACGATATCCGCTGCTTCGAACTCTATTAGGTTGAAAGACTTCATACTACGAACAACTCGCATGAAGTCAGTTAATCCATTTCTTTCATGTTCTCTTGTAAAGTCGCTCTGACGGAAGTCTCCACAGAATATAACTTTACAGTTATAACCCACTCTAGTAATAACAGAATCAAGTTCATGTAACGTCGCATTCTGCATTTCGTCTACGATGACAATGCAATTGTTAAGAGTAATACCACGAATGAAAGATGTAGACATAAACTCAACAAGACCCTTATTCTTAAGGTAGTCGTATGCGTCTCCTCTTCCAAACAATTCTGAACATATTGCATAATAAGGTGCTTCATATACCTTAGTCTTTTCTTTAGAGTTTCCTGGAAGAAATCCCATGTCTCTCGTGGGAACTACCGATCTAACGATAACAATCTTTTTGTAAGAACTGTCCGGATTAGTTAGTATCTGTTTCAACGAAAGATACATCGCCATAAAGGATTTACCTGTTCCGGCGATGCCATGTAACATCAAATTTTTATCATTATCAAATGCATTAAAAGTATGTCTTTGATTTTGAGTTAACGGATCAAAATGTTTTAAATTAAAATTCAGTTTCTCTTGATAATTTTCTGATTGTTTTCCCTGTTGGCGAAGAAGTCTTTTTTCTCTACGTGTTAGTCTTTTTACTGTTTCTTCTTCCATTTTACCTCTAAAATGTGTTGATGGTGCTCCTTGATATGCCTTTTTGATTTCCCTTCTTCATATGTTTAAGCAGATCACGGAAACCCTGATCAGGTTTACCCATACCTCTGCCAGAATGGATCATTGGAGCGCCATTTACGAGTTGAGTTATGTGCTTATTCTCTTCAAGAAAAGAGTCTAGTTCTGATATAGACATAAACTCTTCATACTCTTCGCCAGTTTCATTATTAAGAAAGCGATATGTGGGCATATTACCTCCACATATCTTCTGATATATCATCGATGAAGTCTTGATCTTCGTCTTCGATCAAAGCAGAAATATCCTTTGTGCGTAAAGCACGTTCAACACGCTTTGCCTTACGCTTGTTTTCCTTTTCACGAGGATCATCATGATATTCGTCGTGATCTGAATAATCGTTCTTCTTAAACTTCTTTAGTGCTGACTTGCTCATTCTGCGATTAACCCTGGTAGTCCTTCCTTGACGTGCTGTAATGTAATGCCATTGAATGGCATCTTTTTATCCTTAATAGCGCATAGTAGTTTAGCGTCTTCAGGATCTACTCTTTCGAGTAACTCTACGAACATGGTTTCTCTTTTTGTTTGATTGAGATTATCATAGAAACCTTTGATAAAATATCTTAGTTTCTCACATTCTTTTAATAGAACGTGCTGTTGATCTACTAATTCGTTTGGCTTATATGGTGGTTCTCCTGGTGGAAGTAACCACACTACGCTAGGATCAAACGCTCCCTGTAGAATAATACGAAGTTGAATACTGTCATTATGTCTTAAAGCATCGACTTTTTCTTGTGTTCTTTTTAACTTTGCAACCTTTTGTAAAAATTCTGACATACCGATGACCATTATGATCTCCTAAAATTCACTCAAATGTTCAGTTAGATTTTTGAGTTTGTTAACTATAAAATAATTTAGTAGTTTGCTACGATCACGATCCTTTTGAGCTTCGAATTGCTCCATAACTTTTTCGCGAATAGTTTCAGGAGTAAAACTCAGATCAATAAGTTGAACATTACGAGAATAATTTCGGGCCAAAGAGGTATCCATTTCCTCTAGATCAGTGCCCATAATCTTTTCCATTTTCTTTGCTGTCAGGGGTCTTTGTCTATCACCCACAACAAAAACATTATCAGGAGAAAGAACGTTAGGTACGCCATCTCCGGCATCTCCCTTTAGAATATGTTCGTGTAAGTATCTCTCTGGATCATCATGTTTGATCCATTTCTTACGAGTAGGGTCGTATTGGGAAACATTAGAATAAACATGCAGCTGAATAAAATCTTTATCTCCTGAGAGAATCAATATCTTCTCACCAGTATTTAGTTCAGAACCGAATTTAGTAACTAGAGTTGCAATAATGTCATCAGCTTCAGCTGACTCGACATCAATAACTCGATAAGGAAAATACTCCTTTAACTCCGCACGAATCTTGTTAAGACATTCGAACAGAGCTTTCCAATCGAGTTCAGAGTTTTCAATATTCTTTTTACGGTTTGCCTTATAATAAGGAAACACCTGCTTGCGCCAATAGTTTGTATTATCACAAGCGATAACCATCTCACCATACTCGTCTCCGAACTTGACCTTATATGAACGGAGAGAATTAAGAATCATATGGCGAACCATATTTTCTTCTAGTTGCGCATTAGTGTGATTGCCTAACTGCATAAGCAGATTGGATAACATAACCTGATTCAAGTCAACAATAATCACAAATCACCTATTCGGTTTCAGTTTCTCTTAAGTCTATTGCTATTTCGTCTACTATTCTGAAAGCACCCTCTTCGTCTCCTTCTTTGGGCTCAAAGATGTTTTCAGCTATCTTCTGAAAAGGATGATGAATGTCATAATATTTACACATATATGACCTCAATGCTTCGATTATAAAAGCACCATCCTTAACATCGTTATCTTCTTCGTCTTCGTCATCTAAACCAAATCCCGCTATATCTAACTGATTGAATATGATAGGTGCAAGATTCAGTATAGTTTCTTGAATGTGATAATGTTTCATCATTTCGACATTCTGTTGAATATTCTCGACAGTTCTATTGTCTTTAGAGATTTTGACATTGGCTTTAGGAAAAGTTATCACATTATTAGACAAATTATTATACCTTTATTCTTTTAAAGAGTCAATAATATTTAGTCACGAATGGTGATAAACAATATTCGAGCCGTTTCCTGTAAACTCGAAATCATAAACTTTACACTCTGTGTATTTTGTCACTTCCCAAGCCACCTCTTCTTTATTTTTTTGTGGAACATAGAAGATAAAGAATCCGCCTCCACCAGCGCCGAGAAGTTTTCCTCCTAAAGCTCCAGCATCTATAGCTTTCTGATACACTGTATCAAAATAATCTTGAGTAATATCCTCACAGATATTCTTTTTATCTAACCATGACTTGTGTAGTAGTTCGCCAAACTCATCGACTTTGCCTTCGAGTAGAAGATCTCTACCTTCATACGCCTTATCTCTAGCTCTTTGGACGATCTTAAATTTGTCGATGTTAGACATTGCTTTCTGCTGTTTCTGTAGAATATTATTAGCATCTCTGCCTCTACCAGAATAAACAAGCAATAGGTTATCTTGTAGCTTTTGAATGTTTTTATTATTTAAAGCAATAGGATCTGTAGAAACATCACCATTTGTATGGAACTTGAATAAATTGAAACCACCATAAGCAGCAGCATATTGATCCTGTTTACCAACAGGGTATCCGCACTTAACCATTTCAATTTGACAAGCGATATCTGCAATATGACTACCAGAAATACTTTCTTTCTTTAGAGCAGACATGGCTTTGACTAATCCTACTGTAAAAGCAGAAGAACTACCAAGACCTGAACCCTTAGAAACGATATCGCTAATTGAAGCAATCGTTATTTCTTTATGTATATTGAAAAGTTTTAATGTTTCTCTAGTAATAGCATGACGCATCTGTTCTAGATCATGTAGTTCTTCTACGTCGTCATACATAACTTTAATTCCCATGTTTGGGACTTGATGAGCAACAACGTGAATATACTTATTGATTGTAACCGATAGAGAAGCACCATCCTCCTTTTCATAGAAGGATGGTAGATCGCTACCGCCACTAAAGAAACATACTCGTAGTGGTGTTCTTGTAATGATCATTAGATTGTCCTATAGACAAACATCTCTGAAGGAATGCCTCTAGATTCAACGTTTGGATAACGCCACATAAGATCCTTGAGCATTACATCCCACTTCTTAGCAATATGATTGATATTATAACGAGCATCAACATATGCTTTATTAAAATTAATCATGCTCTTTTCTTTGTTTTCTCTAACCATATTAATAGCTGGTAGCAAATGATTAGCAAAACCAACAGCATGATGATTCTTGTCATCCATATCTGCATGATACATAATATTCAATCCACCAGAAGTTTCTGGTAAAGCGCCCATATTATTATGAACACATACTAGACCAGCAGACATTGCTTCAATAAGCGCCCGACAACTAGTCTCAATCCATGTTGATGGATACGCAAAGATATGCGCCTTATTAAGATGTTCTAGAACTGTTTCATGAGTTTGGTAACCGTGATATGTCATCTGTGGGTGGTTACGGATACGCTCATATAGTGGTTCAAACTGTTCATCAGCTTCTTCCCAACCATAAATTTTAAAAGAAGAGAATACATCTAGATGAATATCTGGATTATCCTTTGAGATCTGTTCAAACACACTAACTAGAATATCTAGACCACGCTGTGGTGTTGATGTATAAACCAAACGAATCTTATCCTTTGGCTTTTCTAGACAACTTTCCGGAGCAGGATAGATTCCTGTTTCTAGAACTACTGACTGAGGATTAGCATGTAATCCATGAATCAGCTGATAACGCTGATACTGCCAGTTAGAAATAAAGACAAACTTGTGGAACTTATTCCGCCAGTTAGAATCTCTAAATTTTGCAGACTCTGGATCTTCAGGAAGATCATGAGCAAAAAGAACTCTAATCTTTTCTGGCTGAAGATCTCTTGGACGAGAAGAGATAATCTGAAAGTTAGATAGAAGTTCTGGATCAATTAGTTTAGATAGTGATCTCTTGGCAATCTCAGTACCACCATTAGCATTCTTTGAAATTTCATTTTCTTCAAACATGTTATATCCTCAATTAATTTTATAGCCACTCTTTACAGCATCGTTGTAAAACATTTGAACAGTTTCTTGTGAAAACTTAGTCAGATCTTTATTTGTCAAGTTAAGTTTAGCAATTTGATCATGAAGCATCGTAATAATATGACATCCAGATAGTTCTGCCATATGTAAATGGTAGATCTCTCTACACGAAGCCCAAAGGAACTTGATCTTATCAAACTCTGCTGGCTTATCCATAGCTTCACCAATACACTGTTTGGTCCAAGTAACAGGATCACGTAGCGTATCAGCAATACGCCCGGCAAAAATAGAAATAATAACAGGAGTGTTTGGGTCTGTAATATGTTCTAGAATAGTTTGAGTCTGGACTGGTGTGAATACTGCAGTCACATTTACCTTTACATCTTCTGCATTCAAAGCACGAATTAATTCAGCATTCGGAAGACCCTTTGTGCTCATGACAGGAATCTTAACAAACACATCGTAATTAAATTGCTTACCCCAAGAAGCAATTTTTAATGCTTGTTCATACATACCATCGTAATCGTCCGCAAATACCTCTAATGAGATATTCGTTCCTGGCCGTCTAATTGAAAGTTCTTTGATAATATCTTTAGCAAACTTTTCATAATCGGTAATACCAGCTTGCTTCATTAATGTTGGATTTGTAGTAAATCCAGTAACTCTAGGATTTTCTGCTGCTTTTAAAATACCATCAAAATCAGCACCATCAGCATATACTTCAATCATTGTCCACCTACATTCTGTTCGATTATCGTTGCTGCTTCTAGAAGATCTTTTGCATAATAATCCGGTATGATATGCATATGTTTCTCTGGAGCAGAATATATATCACCAAGGTATATAGTTCTCACGCCAGCCTTATGTCCGGCAATAACGTCTTTCCAACTATCGCCAATCATCCAACTGCGTTCCGCAGTTACAGTCCAATCTTTGATTATTTTATTTAACATACCAGGATTGGGTTTATATTCTGGAGTGTCTCGAGTTCTAGCTGCTTGGATCGTGTCTACGTTTAATCTATTTTTGATATAACTATGAATCGCTTCCATAGTTTCTTCGGTTGTATATCCATCGTCAACATCAGGTTGATTAGTTACAACGTGTAAAGAATATCCAAGACTACGAAATTTTTTAATAGCTTCTTCTACTCCGTCAATCAGTTCAAACTCTGCGTAATACCAGGGACAAACATGTTTGGGATCTTCTCTACCATGAACAAGTTTGTTAATCGTACCATCACGGTCTAGAAAAATAGCCTTTACCATTTCGTCGCATTCTTCTGTAGTGCAGGATCAGAAACTAGGCAATGCCAGACAACTCCCTGGAATGCTTCTGAATGAGGAGTGACACGAGCATTATCAACACAAGGAACAACAACAACACAGTTGCCCATCTTTGCTGCATAACCATCACCCTTACCAACAATACCTAATACTTGAGCGCCAACTGAATCAGCAAGATCAATAGCCTTTACAAGACCAACCGAAACATTCTTTTCTTTATTGCCACCACCAACAGATAGAACGAAGATAGCGTCTTTGATATTAAACTTACTTACTCTGAGATATTCTTCAAAGATTGTGTCGAATCCCTCATCATTAGTTCGTGCCGTGAGTTCCGGAACGTTGTCTGTTGGACAATATGCTTCGATACCACATAGTTTTCTAAGGTCGTTAACCATATGGGAAGCGTTACCAGCAGAACCACCAACACCAAGAACAAATACACGACCACCACTTTCACGAACTTTCGCAAGAAGCTGCGCCATAATTTGAACTTTGACTGTATCAATACTTTGAGCAATCGTTACTACTTCCTTAAAATAATTATCAGCGTGACTCATTTTCAATCCTTTTTCTCAGTTCGCTAGAAGAATAATTATGTATTCTATCAATATATATTATTTCTATTCCACGCATTTCGCAAACATCTTGAGCATTAAGAACTTGACCCATGTATTCTGATCCAATAAACCTCTTATCTATATTGAGAATAGATAACATATTCTTTAGATCTTCTTCTGTATCGTAGGGAATGATTTCGTCAACGCATCTAAGAGCGTTTAACTGACAGAACCTTTCAAAGGTTGTCTGAACAGGTTTGTTTTTATTAGGGCGATTGATTGTAGGATCTGTTTGTAACCCTACAATCAACCAATTACATTGTTTCTTGCATTGTTCAAGCATAGAAACATGACCAGCATGAAGTAAATCAAAAGAACCGAATGTTATACCAATCACAATCTCATTCATATTTACGCTTGTCTCTCAATCATCGTATGCTGCATTCTGTTTGGTTTAAAATATTGATCAACAAGAGCGATTACGACGTACATATCATAAGGCTTACACGAAAACACATCGATGTAAGCATCACCGCTATCATCGCAGAAGTGAGCGCAAATATTACTAGTTTCAATTAACTGAACTAACGTATACCCAGCTTTATTGTCTTCGCCGAAATGAATAACTTGTGGTTCGCCGAAAGCAACCATATCAATTCGCTTTACTAATTCTTTAGCGAAGTCGCGAATAGTTTCTGCGTTCGTGACTGTTTCTTTGTCACAATCTCCTGCGTTGATTATTAGGTGATAACCCCAATATGTGTTTTCATTCATTGATAATTCCTTTACATGTAGTTATAAGCGTCGAGTAGTTGAACCATTTCTACCGATTCAACACGAAACGACCGCCAACCACCTTTTTCGATATCCCAACAAACAATAGTACTAAGGTTCTCTTGTTTCTGATGTTGTTCTTCGAGGTGATTGAGGTCAGTGCTTTGAGGTAGAAGCTCTGGCATAAGAGTGCACTTCATCGCACGCTTTTCGCCATTCACCTTCGTGAAAAAAACTTCTGCCACGTTCTTCTTTAGATCTCTCAAAATAGTATCACGATCGTAATTAGGCATAATTAAGCTCCGTAGTAACCACCTTCTAATAGAATTTTACGAGTGTCACTTGTTTCTTCATTGAGTTGTTGTAGAAGCTGATTGTATCCGCCAATATGGAAACCATCAACTACCACAACAGGAAATGTTTTTGCTTCCGGAAACTTAGATAGAAGAATTTCTCGAGTGAAGTCTTCATCTAACTTATACTCGGTATAATCCTTACCATGTGTTCGTAGAAGCTGTTTCGCTTGATCGCAAAAAGAACAGTTAGTTTTTGAATAAAGTTCAATAGCCATTTAATCGTTCCTCCCAGTAGGCTTCGATATCTCTTAGATCATAAGGATCGTATCCGCACATGATCATATCTGTCTCTACCATATATTCAAGATCACTACTTAGTTCCATAACAACCTCCAGTTAAGACAGTTTATTATACTCTATATTTTAGGAAAAGTAAAACTCTTTTTTCGATTATTTAGGGTAAGAAGAAAACCTTTACAATACCGCCTGCATATAGTATAATAATAAAAACTTGAATGGTTATTAATGACCATTTTTTCCAATGTAAGGCCATTAACAACCATAAGAAATTACCCAATGCACTCATATATATGTTAGCTGGATATATGTTCCACGAAGTAAGAGCAACTCCTAGAATAAGAGTTATTGTTGCAGCCCACTCAATAAAAGTCCACCACTTGGTCTGCGATTCCATACTTTATTGCCTCTTTTGCGGTAAGCCAAATATCTTCTGCCGGTAATAGATATTTTTTAATTGTTGCTTCTGTTTGTCCGGTGCAACGTTTATAGTGTTCGATAAGTCTACGACTCGTGTTATTAAATTCTTTTACGGAAGCCATTAGTTCATGCTCTTTACCAATTGAACCCCAAGAGAATTGGTGAGAAAGAATGGCGGTATTACGAGTAATGAACCTCTTTCCTTTTGTCCCTGCCATAAACGTAAGTAGACCACAAGAAGCAATTTCACCCAGACCATATGTGAACACCGGAATCTTAGAGCCTTTGATAGTATCAATCAGAGCGAATGCTGCTGGAACTGAACCGCCCGGAGAGTTAATAATTAATTTGATTTGTTTAGGTCTATCTTTACTTGGCATAAGATTTCTAGTTAAGATAAATGACATTGCATCTGAACTAGAACCATTATTAAAATCTTGAGAGAAAATATAATAATGATGCTCTTCTAAACTGGGAACTGTCTTCTCTTCTTCTTTTACGTTAATCAATTATTCCTCCATGATAAAAAAGGGTGGCACGGACCTGCCACCCTCTACTTAGTTATCTCTGAATGTGCATATGGTTGAAATGCCCAGCAACACGCCAGAGAACTGTATAACCTGCCCGTCTGGCAGATGCCGCAATGCGGTCAAACTTGCCTGCATAAGCAGAATGTGCTTCATTTATTCCACGACCAACATTAATGTCAATCGCACGTCCAGCATAATGCGCCCAACCATGATGAACACGGTGCACTCCTCCGAAAGCTGGATGTTCGGACACTCTTATACCCATATTCTGAAGCATATGTCCATAAGATACAATTGATCTTGACATGGGTCCAGAATAGTTATGAGTGAAAGTATGATAACGGCTGCTATGATGGGCAGCATGTTTTGGTGAATGTACTCGGAATTGTGGTGTCACATTCCAATTACTGCCACCTAGAAGGTCACTAATGGGATCAAAAGTGACTTCTTCTCTTTTTGAATACTGAGTATTCGTACCACGACTAGCTTCCGCTACATTGCTAAATGCAAGCATAGCTATTGCTGTCATCGCAGCAAAAATAATCTTCTTCATTTGATTTACCTTTCTGTTGTGTGTAACTGACACATCAGCACGGATGATAATTTAGATGTGCTGTTCCAGAAAATCCGAGAGCTCCCCTTACATTTTGGTTTACGTCAATAGTTCTTCCTCTGACGAATGGCCCTCTATCAGTTACAACGGCTACTACTGATCTACCATTTGAAGGATTAGTAATACAAACCCTTGTACCAAATCGTAGAGTTCTATGCGCAACACCATAGCGTAGACGCATACCCGAAGCTGTCCGTCCGCTCCGATCGTTATACCAACTAGCGTTATGACCGCCAGTTGAATAAGTATTTATATGTTTAGAATGTTTATTATCTGCGGGCGCATTAAGTGCTAATGCGCATAAAAATGGAATTAAACAATTCATATTATTTCCTTTGAAATGGTGCTCTCTGCAGGACTCGAACCTGCAACCAATCCGTTATGAGCGGATGGCTCTGACCAATTGAGCTAAGAGAGCATTAGGCGAGCAGTTTATCTGCAGCTATAGAAGCTGCGAACGCTTTCGGTTTAACGAAAGGGACAACGTTACACATACCCTTTATGTAACCAACTGCTTCGCTGATAACACAAGAAGAACCATGCTTCTCGTTTGGGTTTATATCAAGATGTATCTCAACATCTCTGATTCCTATTGCATCTACAAGGTCTAGATACATTTGTGCTGTACGAATTACTTCATTCATAAGACGCATGCGTGGCTTGTCTTTCTTCTGATCATAATCTCTTTCGGTTTCAATATGACCGAAAACTTTACAACCATGCTTACCATCGTAGTGAACTACTACAA